GGAGAACTCATCACAAAGAATGACCGTGCTTGTCTTATAGCTATTCATTCAGCTGTTGATGGGAGATTTATCTCTATGGGTTTTAGGTTCACGTCAGAATGTTATCTGACTACTATGCACACTTTTACTAATGTGCCTGGCATTAAAAACTTTGTTTTTGGTGGGGGTTTTCCCAAGTCAAAAGAATATGTTATGTCGTGTCTTAAAGACGGTGTAGTTAATGGTACCGATGAATATGCAACATTTGATTTCAAAAGTAACGTTGTTACTACTGATCCAATGTCTGCTAACGATCTTGATTATACAGGATTGGCGATTATTCACGGAACAAAACACCCTAAAGGTGTTAAATGCGGAAAGCTAGATGTGTCGGCGGAAAAACTTCCTGGAATCATCCTGGTCGTGAACCCAGTTAAACCTGGGTCCGAACCAGAGGGAGAAACCCCTGGCAATATAGTTGAGCATGGTCGAAGGTTATTTGCACATTTGTCCCCAACATTTTGTGATCGCGGTTCATCAGGCCTACCTATTAAAGGTTTAATGAATGACGGTGGTATTTGTGGGATGCATGTGGGGAGCGAGGCAGTCATACAGGGGATTCGACAGAATCTTGCTATTGACTTAATGTCCGCTGCTTCTCGAGTAGAGGTTGAAAACCTCTTATCGAGAATCCCTCCAAAAAACTAATCGGCCCCCCCTCCCGTAGGGGGGGACCTCTCTTCGCTGGCAACCACGAGTTTGTCGGTGAAGAGATAGAAAATCCTGATTCTTATCATGTTTTGGGATACATAAAGAACTATAGGATGCCTCAGAAGAACAGCGTGATATCGGATTCTGCAATTAGTGATGATTTTTCTAAATTTCACACTGATTATTATTCGATAGCAAAACCCGGCAATATTGCCGAGGCACATGCTGAGATGGCACACTACAATGTTAATCATCTTGTAGACAGTCACGAAAGAATCTATAACCGTTATGGTCGTAGAGCAATCTTAGATGTCTGCAGAGTGCTTGGCGAAGGAATGGATTTAGATAATGTCCGTAATAACTTACGCCCTTCTCTCTTTTCAATGATTCGTGAGATGAATTTGAAAGGAGCGTCTGGGTTTGGTGAAAAAGCACATAATAAAGGTAGATTCTTGACTGAGAATTTTGAAAAATTTTTTCAGTGTTTTAAATACCCTATTACTTGTTTATCCACCCAACTACCCATTTGGACTGTTGTTCAGAAGGGAGATGAAGTTAGGGTTGCTGCGAAAAACCCGCGCACTTATCAATTTCCTCCAGTTCAAACACATGTTGCCATGTCAGTTTCCCATTACGGATTTGACATGGAACTAAAAGCGAAGAAGTTTATTCTTCCTTTTGCTTTGGGCTATTCCCCTGAGTATGATATTGATCAGTTAATGAATCGATTTCTTCTTGATGGGCATGATCCTATTGCGATGTTTAACTGGGACGGGACTAAATTTGATAGGTCCCTTCCCGAGTTCATCATCAGATCTTGTTATATTGTCCGAAAGGCTATATATAAAGCATGTGGTGCTGACTCACAATTGTTAGCTCTTTTAGACATGGTCGCCAGTACTTTGGCCTGCCGTGTCCATATTTTGCCAGACGGCGAAATAATACTCGTTCGGAATGGTAATCCCTCCGGCGCCCCGGCTACGTCTACTAATAATAGTCTAGCCCAAATCTTGATTTGGTCAATTATGCTCATGATCTATAAGGAAGAGCGACCTGAATGTAACCTCGAATTCACAGAATTCTTGAGGGACACAGGCTTCCTATGTATGGGTGATGATGGTACTTTGGCCATACACAAT